GCTGATGTTGTTGCATCATCTCCTGCTACTGTTAAAGTTTGTCCAGAAGCAGTTGTTGTAATTCCACTTCCACCTGCAATATCCAAAGATTGTGAATCTAAATCTACATTAGATGATCCACTATCGCCTTCAAAATCTAAATCTTGTGCTGTTACTTGGGCATCTACATAAGTTTTTACTGATCCTTGCGAAGGAGGTAAAATTTGACTTGTTCCTAAAGAAGTATCATGAATAACTGGGATTGAAGGGCCTACATAAGTTGAGCCTACAAATACTGATACAGTTGAGTCAGAGGCATTTATTGTTCCACTATCAAAAGTAAAAGCAACAGTAGTATTAGGCGAGGAGTAAGATGAGGTTGCAATCTTTCCATAGATTGTTCCTGTGTTAGTACCTGTAATTTTTATGCGTCTGCCTACATGGTAGCTAGAAGATACATCAGCATTAATTGTTACGCTTGTAGAGGAGGCTCTAGTGTAAGTAACTGTTGATGTGCCTGAGCCAAGTAAAAACCATTCTTTGTCATTCCATACATCACGAACATCTTTTAGTTCTTGTCTAATAGCGTTATTAACATCTGAAGGACTCATGCCCTCTGAAATATTTACACCATTAATTGCTGTATTGCTTGATGCTGTAGTATTATAATTTGATACTGTCATTTTTTCTTCCTATAATTGTTACTGAAACATATTAACGAGTCCACCTGAATCTCCTATATTTTGTAAACCTTGCATTGGCATATTTGCTGTTCTTTCACCTAACAAACCAGATACAGTTCTTTGACCACTTTCTACTGCTCTTGATGGTGCGTTTAATAAACCTCTTGTAAGACCTCTACTACCACCATATAAAATTTGTGATCCGATAGTTGGTAATACATATCTTGTTAAAGCAGTTGGTGATATTGCTACATCACCTGCTATTAATCTTGATGCAGTTCCACTATCAGGTATAAAATCTCCAAAAATTTGATCTCCTTCTCTAGCTGTTTTAGTCATTAAACCTTTGCCTGTAGCTGTCATAGTTTTATTAGGCGACATATCAGCTTGTTTAATTGCATTTAAAAATTGTTTTGTTGAAAATATACCTTCAGTTTTATTAGCCATAACAACTGCTTTTTTAATTGGATCTAATCTTGCAAAAGCTAAATTAACATTTTTTAAAATATTTCCTGCATTAGGTGATAAATTTAATCTTGTAGATAAAGCATTTTTCATACCATCAAATGCTTCACCAACATAATCATCAAAACCACCTTTTTTAAAAAACTTTTGAGCTTCTTTTCCTAAAGCAGATTGTAATTTTTTTGCATTTTCTCCTGAAATAAATCTTTCACCTGCTTTATTAACTTGTATTTTATCGTCAAATAATGTTGTTAGTCTTTTAACTAACATATCTTTTGCTTTTTGATCTGTGGCAGATGCTTCAATAATATCAACAAACTTATGCTGTAAGGTTACTATATCTGCTCCATCAAGTTTTAATTTTGGAATTAACTTTCCATACGCTTCATCTAATGTTTCTTTAACAACTCTAAAGGCTTCTGTTCCATTTAGATTTTTTAATTTTTTTTGTAGTAATTTTCTTGATTGAGTAGTTAAGATTGGCTCTAATGCTTCCATCATTGCATACTTATTAAACTCAGAAAGTGATTTAGTTTTTGCTTGTGCAATAGCTGAACCTACACCTGGAATAGATGTTGAAGATGATTCAAGGCCATAAACTAAATTTCCTAGACCACCACTACCTTTTACAGATTGACCACCTGTTAAATTAATATTGTTCCTTAAAAATTTTTTTGCTAGTTCAGTTGTTTTAGGTAAAAGTTTTTCAGCAGTTTTTCCAATACCTGCACCTAATACAGCACCACCTACAGCACCTTTTAATCTACTTTCTGCATCTTCGCCTACACCTGCACCATATAAACCACCTTGTACTGCACCTAATTTACCTGCTCCTTTGATGCCACCAGTTTGAAGTAAGTTTACTCCTTTACCTGCTCCTTTTAAAACTGCACCAGTTCCTCTTGCTCCTGCTCTTGCAAGTCCTTGACCTATTGCAGATGCACCTCCACTTAATGCCATAGGAAGTAATGCACCACCTATTTCACTTCCATAAGCTAGGGTTGGGTTTGTTTCTCTAAATCTTTTTATTTTAGCTCTAGCATCAGCAACTTCATCTTCATATTCAGTTCCTCTAGTTCTTGATTTATATAATGCTTCTAGTTCATCACCAAATCCAAAGGCAATACCTTGACCAAGACCTGCTCGTAATACTCCTTCACCTGCACCTACATTAAAATTTGTTTTACTTTTAATTTTATTTTTACTTTTTAATTGATCTAAAACATCATCTAAAGCACCCATATTTTACAATCCTCTATTTTCCATTACTGAACTACGATTTGGCAACGAATTTGTAATTAAATCATCACCATCACCTGTAACAATTTCACCATCTTCTAATTTAAGATCTATTCCTAAAGATTTTGCTAATTCAATAATTTGTGAAATTTGCACAGAATTAAATCGTTCTTCAATAACATTACCATCTATATCTGTGTTGTTTCTTAATAATCTAAATAATTGATTTTCTGTAAACTCAGGTATTTTTGCTAAATCTAATTCTAATAATTTAGAAGGACTTATAACTCCTAAAAAATTATCATTAAAAGTTAATTTTTCTTTTACAGGGTAATTAGAAAATCCACCTATACCAGCATTTATATTATACATTTCTAACTCGTTTTCATAAGTTCTATATTTTTGTGCAAAAATATTAGACATTTGTTCTATTGCAATCATAGGGTTTGTAGTAATTTTTTCAGGATCACCACCTAATGCTACCATAATTTTTAAAGCATCTGGTTCTGTCATAACACCACCACCAACAATTTCTAATCTGTTTTGACCTATTAAACCTGCAAATTGACCATTAAGTATTGCTTGATTTAATTCTTGTGGACTTAAATCATAATCACTCATAATTGTTTTCATCATTGTTTTAAATTGAACAGATAATTTTTCCATACCTACATAAGAATTATCCATGCGTTCCATGTAACGACTTAAATTTAAAAGTTGATTTTCAGTAGTTGTAATTTCTTGGCCAAGTTTTAACATTTTATTAGGTGTAATATCTTGGTCATTAATATTACCTACATTTGAAATAGTGGCATTTCTTTCACCTCCAAACATATCATTTCTAAATGGTTGTTTTGTTCCATTAACATCAACAACTATTCCTTTTTTTGTATCATAAGCATTATAAATTTTACCTGTGTTTGGATCTTTAACTATGTAAGCAAATCTTGAATCACCACCTAATTTATTAGCTTTAGTTCTTTCTATGTCTAATTTTTCTCTTTCTCTTTCATTAGCTTTAGCTACATTATATCCATCAGTAATTCTTGATAAAAAAGATTTAGGTGTTGTTGAATAATCATCATCAATATTCATAAAGAAATCTCTACCAAAATCAGAAGTAGCAAATTGAACAGCTTTATCTAAAAGACCTTGCATTGTCATTTTAGGTTTTTGTTCATTAACTTCTTCTTCTGAAGTATTTAATAATCCTTTATTGTTTGTTTTATTACCTTGTTGATTTAACAAACCAGATGCTTTTAAATATTCTTCTTCAGTATTAAATTGTGGAATATTACTAGGTACTTTTTCTGTTTGATCTTCAGTACCCATTTCTAATTCTTCAGGATATTCAAATACAACTTGACCATCAACAATCTTTGCAAATTTTCTTTGATCTTCAGGTATCTTTCTTAATGCAGGATAATTTCTTAACATTGGATCACTAACATTAGGATCTTGAAATTGTGAAGTATCTAAACTTGTTGGATTTCTACGAACAAATTTATCATTCATTAATCCATAATTATCCATCATAGATCTACGAAATCTACTAGGAGGATTTGCTTGAATAGATGGATTACTACTTGCTCCATAAATATTATCTAAAAGAGATCTACCTCCAACAAATGCTCTACTGTTTACACCCATAGGTATAGGTTTATTTGTAAAAGGATTAATTGGTAAATTATTCATTGAAAATTGTGCCATTATAAAAACCCTCCAAGAAGGCCACCACCGATTGCACCATAAAGAGGATTCATTCCAGGAATTTGACCTGCAAGATTTGCCCCCATACCTGCACCTTTAAGTAACCCTGCTCCTGTGTTTCTAAATACAGGTGAAGTTTCTATTGTGTTAGTAGGTACACTTGCACCTAATGCACCTAAATATTGGTTTAATTTTATATATGGTTTTTGTTGTTCGTAATCATATCTAGCTATTGCATCTTGCAGTTTAGCTTGTTCTAAACCTTCTTTTTCTACACCTACTCCTTGTAGTTTAGCAATATCATTGTAATCCATTTCACCAAGTCCAGGAGCAGTAGCCATTGTATTAGCCATAATATCTCTCTCACGATTATATTGATCGCCATAAACTTGATTAGCTAGTTGACCTAGTTCTTGTGTTAGTATTTCTTGATTAGCACCTGAACCAAATCTACCTGCTTCAGTAAATTGTGAATTAACATCTGATATTACATCACCTGCCATTTGGTCGTATAGTTTTTTAGAATAAGGATTAGTTGAAGGATCAAGATAATTACCTGCTAATATATTAGAGGCTTCGTATTGAGATTGGTTGAGTAAAGGATTACCTTGTAATGCTCTTAATGTGGTAAGATTTAAAGCTGTTGATGTTTCAGGAGCAAAATCAGTATAGGTTGCATTAGGAAAAAAATTAGGCGAACTTCCTTCGTACAAATCTTGTGCTGAATCTACTGCCTGTTGAAAATAGGGTTTAATAAATTCTGATGGTTCTGATGATGATGTAGTTGTTACACTACTTGGATTACTACCTTTACTCATGATAATTCCTTACTAAATAAATATACTTTTTGTTCATATCCTTTTAATTTCTTGCTCCAACCTTTGCGACCTGCAACTTCTACAGCGTTACAATTATTGTACTTAGCAAATTTTTCTATTGTTTGTTGTATTGGTTCTAACCAATTATCCATGTTGTTACCTCCTGCTAGGAAATAACGACAAATCTTTTTTTGAGGATACTGTACTACCTCTGTAATAACAGCACTCTCTACTTTCTTTTCCCAACTAATAAAAAGTTGAAAAGAGTTTTTTACTAACCCATCTAAAATATCTCTAGCTGAATAAGTATCGTCTAAAGCCTTTTTTATAAGAGGCTCAACTTCATTCCAAATAAAATGTAAATCTTCTTTTGGTACTTGTATAATCACCCTACAACCACATACCCAAATGTTTGATCTGCGTTACCAGAACTAGCATGAGTTAATGTAGCTGTTTTATCTCCCCTTGCAGATACATATAAACTAGATTTTGCTGTATTAGCATTTGCAGTTGTTGGCATAAACAAGATAACTGAGTTACCACCAATTCTTTCATCTGTAAGTGTTGTTGTTGTTTGACTTGCTCTTAGTGTTACTGAACCTGTGCTATTTAATTTTCCATTAATAGTATTATTCAATGCACTAGAAACTAATTGTAAATGTAAACTATGATCTGGTATTGATATAGGTACGACAGGAAACTGATTGTCAGCCATTATCTTTTACCTTCTGGTCTTGCCTCTATATCTACGCCACTCATTGTTTTAAAGTTGCCTGTTACTGATACTCGTATTCTGTGGTATCGTGAATTAGATCGTATAGGACAATCTCCACTATCTTGTGTTGAAACTGCTGTTCCTACAGAAATATTATCTAATTGTGATGATCTAGTTATAGGTGTTACTGTAACAGTAGCACTATCTTCTTCGCTATCTACAATCGGTCTAACATTAATGATAGCTGATCTTCTACCCTCTACTCCTTCAAACTCTGTAGTATCAACTGTAGCTGATAGAGAAGTAGCAATAAACTTTCCAAATTTATTTTCTGAATTAAATCCTGCTAAACCAACAATTCCTTCTCCATAAAAATAAGAGTCTAATGATTTAGGTAAATTATCTAAGTTACCTAAGACATCTAAACTTTCTAATGTAGTAAAAGCCTCTTGTGATGCTGTAGAAATAAATTGTAAGTCTAATCCTGATCCTGTAGACCATTTATCTACACTATAATTATAAATAATTAATTTATTATTTATTGTAGTAGTAGATGTTGCATCTGATCCTCTGTAAGACCAAACAACAATACTATTGTTAGGATCTATTGCACTACATATACCATCTAAATTAGAAGATAAATCATTATAAAAAAAATCATCAACTTTACCATTACCTATTGGTGTAAGTTGTTGGCCACCAGATAACATATAAAATCCATCTTGTGCTAAGAAGAAAATCATACTACCAAAAGATACTATGCTCTTATCACAAAATGCTCCTATGTTGTCTGAGATCTTATCAAATCTAAATATAAGAGGTGTTCCTGCATAGGACATTCTGTAAATAGCTTTTTCAAAGAATACAATTCCTGATTGTTCCCCACCAACTATACCGACAATATTACCATGTTCACCGACAATA